AAAAAAGTTATACATTGAAACTTCGATACTACCAAAGGGATGCAATAAACTCTTTGCATCATTGGTTTGAAACAAAGCCAACAAGTGACCATGCATTAATTGCATTACCTACTGCAGCAGGGAAGACAATCATCTTCTCTCATTTTATTAAAGAAGTTTTAGCCAAAGAACCTAACGCTAGGTTTATTGTAATGGCTCACAGAAAAGAACTTGTATCCCAAGCTGAAAGCAAACTCAAGATGGTATGGCCCGATGCACCGGTGGGCGTACTTGCTGCTGGTATGAAACGCTTTCAACACGATGCTCAAGTATTGGTTGCCAGCAGAGATACTCTGGCATCTCCCAAGAGACTTGCCAAGGTTGGTAAGTTTGACTACATGATTATCGATGAGGCACACAACGTTCCTCCAACTTCACACACCAGGTATCAAAAGATTATTACTGAGCTGTCTGCTCGTGGCGATATGAAAGTTATGGGTTGTACTGCTACGCCCTATCGCATGGGCCAAGGTTACATCTATGGCAATCGCAAGGATCATTTCTTTAAAGGTTTAGCTTACAGCGTATCAATACCAGAGCTTATTAAAGAAGGCTATCTATGTAGGCTGTCAGCTTACGCAGTAAATGACAAGGCCATCATTGATGCTGGCTCAGTTAGTGTTAAGTTTAAGAATGGAGACTTCCGGGAAAAAGAATTAGAGGAAGTTGCCATGGTTGATGAAACCATTATTGAAGTAGTAAGTGACTGGATTGATAACGCTTACAGCAAAGGCAGGACTGCTACAGTATTCTTTTGCGTATCGGTATTGCATGCCCAGAAGATGACTCAGTATTTAATACAGTATGGGATCAAGGCTGCTGTAGTTACGGGTGAGACGCCCAACTCAGAAAGAGATGAGATACTTGCAGACTTTGAGTCCGGTAAGATCCACGCCCTATGTAATGTTGGCGTCCTAACTGAAGGCTGGGACGCCCCAAGAACGGATTGTATAGCACTGCTTAGACCAACGCAAAGCATTGGTTTGTATGTGCAAATGTGTGGCAGAGGCATGAGAATCCATGAAGATAAGAGCAACTGTTTGCTGTTAGATTATGGTGAGAACGTAGCGCGTCATGGCTGTTTAGATGAGGTAACTCCAGAGGAAAGCATTCAAGGCAGATACCATCCCAAGGTTTGTAGCTCTTGCAATGCAATCAACTTACCTTCTGCTAAAGAATGTCTTGAGTGTGGCCAGGTCTTTGATACCAAGCAAACTAAAACTTTATGGACTAAAAAAGAGAGAGAGGTAGCAAGACGTACCAAAGCAGAGAAGCAAGCTGTCTTATCGGATGAGAAGGCTAAGTCCAAGCCAATCATGAAACCTATTACAGATATCTATGCGTCTGTTGTTAAATCTAAAAACGGCAGCGACTATTGTCAAGTGATCTTTACAGTCAAGGATGAGTTCTTTCCCAGAAAGATGCCTCTAATGTTTGGCCACCCTACCGCACACAACATGGCAGTGCGTAAGTGGAACAAGATTACAACTAAGTGGGGATCGCCAAAGCAAGCTTGGATGGCTGCAGAGCTGATAAACAACGGGGCATTTGATACAATATCTGAGATTGTTTTACAAAAACAAGGGAAGTATGAGAACGTTGTTGGCATTAAAACCAAACAAAATGAGGAGATAGTTCTATGACAAAGGTACACGAGTTATTGGATGAGGTTGAGTTACAGGAAAAGCAACACCAGAGATTCTATTTAGGGATCAGTGGCATAGGCAATCCTAACCAGCGTTTAGTCTGGATGCGTTATCGCTGGCTCATGCCAAACGATTGGGAGCCTAGAGTTCTGCGCTTGTTAGATCTTGGCAACGTAGTAGAAGATGACTTGATTAAAAAGCTGAGAAAGATACCTGGGGCTTCCATATATGACGTTGACTCCAACGGAAAACAATTTGAGACTGAAGCATTGGGTGGGCACGTTAAGGGCCACATCGATGGCGTAGGGCGCAACTTTCCAGGCATGGACAAAGAGAATCCATACCTTCTAGAATTCAAAACAGCCAACGACAGTCGATTTAAAAACTTACAAAAGCTAGACAGTTATTGTGAGTGGTCAGACGAATATGCTGCTCAATTACATTTGTACATGGGCCTGTTTAATTTTAAGCATGCTATAGCCATTGTTTATAATAAAAATAACTCAGACTTATATACCGAAGTAGTTGAGTATGATAAAATCCTGTTCGATTCTTTGATGGACAAAGCTAGAGACATTCTTACGAGAGAAGATCCACCAGAAAATTATATACCAGAGACTGATTACCGCATTCGTAGCTTCATGACCCCGAAGCAACAAAATGCTTATTTAGGCAGATCGTTGCCTGACAAGATTCATTGTCGCTCATGTCGATTTGCAAAGATTGATATGGAGAAGGGAGATGCTCATTGGCATTGTGATCAGCACGATAAAAAGATTAGCAGCGATCGACAGCTTAAAGGCTGTAGTAAACATAACTATATCCAAGAGTTGATACCTGCGGTAATGATTGAGAAAGACAAAGACATGGTGGTGTATGAGAAGGATGGGTTTAAGTTTGTTAATGTTCCAGAGGCTCAAAGCTCAAAGGACAATAACTTTTATTCTAGCAAAGAATTAATTCAAGTAGTAAACGCTGGGTTTCCTACAGAACTGTTAGAAAAAACTGACAACATTAAGAGACTATTAGATGGCACATTACTTCAAATCAAACCATGGGTGGAAACCGGAGTACCCTTCTAGCCTTTTGGTTTTTTTATTACGAGTATTTCTGTGCCTGGGTACAGTGCCTCTACTAATTTCTTCTTCAATCTAAACATAGGGGTCTCTATCCCTTTGGTGTCTTCTACTATCATAGCCCCTTCGCTGTTCTTGTATCTGAAGTCAGCTTTGTAAAGACAAACTTTTTTATCGTTGACCACACATGGGAAGGGTGGGTGTATCTCTATGTCAGAGATAAGGCCCATAGATTCTAGTTCTTTTAAATGATTGTACCTGGCGCCCTCTAACTTGCTGTCAAAAGTAATGCCATCGATCGTAACTTTCTTTGCGTTGTATTTGTTGAACAAACTATGGTGTTCCTAGTAGTTTTTTCATCTCTTCTTGTCTAAACAGTTCAGCTGCTGTTAGATTAGAGCCACTAAAATTTGGTGTTTTTTCAATAAACTTTCCTTGCAATGTTTGTCCAGCTAAATTGTCTGCAACACCATACAAAGACCTTACAGGAACTGGTTGAGCAGGGCTGTCAGATCCACCTGTCATGGCTTGACTTGCTAACTCTACTGGAACATCAGATGGTTTAAATATTCCTGACATTACCAATGCTCTGTCTGCAACTTTTGCCTTTTTAAGTTGTGTGTCAATGTCAAACTCACTTAATCCTAATTGTCTTGCATCCTCAATAGCTGTATATAAATCTCTTAAAGATTCAAACCTTTGTTTGTTACCATTAATATATCCATTAACAAATTCTTGCGCCTGTCTTTCACCTCCAGACCTAAACATTCTATTGTATTCATTAGATGAATCTCTAATTGCTGTGTTAGCAGCAACTCCTTGATAATAAAGAGCTCTATCAATTTGAGGTTTTACAACCTTTAAACCACTAAAAGCTTGCACCATTGTTTCTGCTATATCTAATCTTTGTCCATTGGATCCAAAAACTTTATCATCGCCTTTGCCATCAGTGCTTCCAAAAACAGAAGCGCTTATAGCTTTTGGAAAATTTTTAGGAGTAAGCTTAACTCCAAAAGGATTTTTAGTTCCTGGGTCTACATTAATTTTAAATGGAGTAATTGTAGGTAAGATTGTATCTATAACATGAACAAAAGATTTAGTTAACCTTTCTCCCAAAGGATCTGATTCATAAAATACTTTTTTTCCTGTTGGAGTTTCTCCAGTATAGGTGTCTAGTATTGTTTGAAAACCTATGCTTGGCTCATAGAAAGGAGAAAATAATTCTTCGAATGCTTGACCTGATGCCTCCATTGCTATTCTTTCTAATGCCTTTTCATCTTTGACTCCTTGGGCTGAAGCAGACATTAAAGCCTTAACAGGTCTTTGTAAGTAATCATATGGGTTGGTGTAACTAAAATTATAAAAGCCTGTAATTTTTCCATTAACATCTGTTCCTACAGGAATAAGTGTTGCATTTTTTTCCCAAGGAGCAGCAAAAGATCTTTGATATGCTTTAATATCTTCTTCATCAGCTCCAGTTAAAGCAATCGCTGCTTTTTGTAAACCAACTGGCAAACCAACAGTAGCAGTAAAAGCACTGGCCAATCTTCTAGACCCTATCTTTTGCATCTCAGTGTTATTGCTGCCTAATTCTTTTATAGCTCTTCCTATAACATTTCCTGTGTTTCTTATAATTTCAGCAGGGAAGGCGGTAAAGTTACCTATTAATGGAATATATTTTAATTTTTTTACTATTTCAGGAACTCTTGAATAAGTTGGAACAAAATCTAAAGCCAAGCCAGCAGCTTCTGATTTAACAAATCTATCTAATCCATCTCCAGGCAATGACGTTAATGAGCTTGCTTTAATACCTGGGCCTGTGCTTGTTGATTCAATTAAATCTGCAAACTCTCTAAAAGCTTTAGGCGAAGTAACCGGTATGTATTGATCTCCAGATTTTTTAATAGCATTAAGAAGTTTTGCCTGCTCTCCATTCCAAACTGGAACCCTGGCAGCGTCATCAAATCCAACATAAGCCTTTTCAAAAGGATCTAAAACTTTCCCAGCAGCTTTTCCTAGTTTGCTTCTAGACGCTTGTTGTATTATTTGAGAGTCTTCTGTTGCGTATCTTCCAAGTTCTTTTATTTCATCTACAACTGCGCCACCTCTTTGAATCTGTCCATACTCAACAGCTTCTCCAATTTCATCTCTCATGAGAACTCTTTTCTTTGGATCAAAAAATCCAGCAAAAACTTTTTTAAAAGTATCAGCGTATTTTCCAGTTGGCCCAAGGTTACCACTTAACAAAGATATAAAAGGTATACTTGTTCCGTTTCTTACTTGAGTAGTAGGACTTAAAATTGTTTTACCATATTGAGAACCTGCTTTTAAAGCAAACATTCCTTTAATAGTAT